AAGATGGCAGGTTATGTACTTGCAGATAAAGCAATGAAATATTTTAAGTATGAAATTTTAGAGGATGCTCCAGTGAATGCAACAGGTAGTGCTGTATCAACAGATGTGCCTGTTGTAAGAAAGAAGAAAAGACAAGAAGTAAATACAGTTTTTGACCTTCTGAAAAGAAACACTAAGTAATACATATGGATAAATTTTTAAACTATCTAGCCCTATTCACATCTATTGGAATTGCAGGTATTGCCGCTTACTTCTCAGTGATCGGTCTTGCAACTATATTCGCAGGTGCATATATGGGTGTTATAATTATGGCAGGTGCATTAGAGTTTGGTAAACTTGTAACTGCTGCCTTTTTACATCTAAAATGGGAAAGACTAAACTATTTCAAATGGTATCTTGTCACTGCAGTTGTCACACTCATGTTGATTACATCATTGGGTATCTTTGGTTATCTCTCAAAGGCAAATATAGAGACTACACTTGTCGGTGATGGCAACAACCTAGAACTCTCTATCATTGATACAAGAATACAAGGTCAACAGTCTAACTTAGACAGACTCAATCAAAGACTTGAGGGTTTAGACTTAGTTGTAACAACAGGTAGACCACAAGACAGAAACTACATCAATAGACAACAGAGAGACGAGAGAGCAGAGATCAACGAAGAGATTGATCAGATTGTTGCAAACATAGTCAAACTGAACGAAGATAAACTACCCATACAGAGAAGACAACTAGAACAAGATGCAGAGATAGGGCCTATCAAATATGTTGCAGAGGTCATATACGGTGAGAACATGACGAATGATCTACTAGATAACGCCACAAGGTGGGTGATCTATGCAATCATCTTTGTGTTTGATCCACTTGCAGTTCTACTTCTAGTCACATCTGCAGGTCTTATATCAAATCCTAGACAAGGCCCTAAAAAACCTGCAGTCGTTGAAAATAGATATGTAATTCAGGTGCCAAAAAACAAGGTTCTGGATCTCAATAAAGATAAATAAGTATACTAATTATTTTTTAGGAGAAAAACATGCCAGATCCAATAGATATATCCGCATATACAGATGAGCAAAAACTCGCATTCTTCAAGGGCGATGGCGCTCCTGTGCAACCAGAAGGATATGCAGACATGGCAGCCGATCATCCAGGCAAGATTTCATATGATGAATCTAAAGCCAAAAATGACGCTATAATTGCAGTATATGAAGCAGCAATAGCTAACGGCTATCATTCAGCACCTTCTGAATAAAAACCACTTGTTAAATCAGATTACTCATAGTATAATGAGTACATGCTATGGTTAGAACGAAAATTTCTATCTATGGTCATATCGTATTTAGATATGGCCAAGTGGAAAAATGACAATACATTAAATCACAGGTGCCCTTATTGCGGTGATTCTAGCAAGAATCAATACAAATCAAGAGGGTATCACTTTGTTGTTGAACAAAGTTTTGTTTATAAATGTCATAATTGTGGAAAATCAACATCTAGTGTAAACTTTCTAAAAGATAATTTTCCAGTTATACATAAAGAATACCTTAAAGAATGGTTGAAAGAAAGTGGTCGTGGTAAAAAAAGAATACAAAAGATGCCATCATCTAATGAATTTAAGTTTACTCCGAAAAAGGAAATACTAAATATGTCAGTAGAGAATTTGAAAGCAGTCTGTCATAATGCTTATGATAGAACTGTAAGTAGAAGTTATTTACAAGACAGACATATACCAGACGAGAAGATAAAAGAGTTGTGGTTTGTAGAAAATGCACAAAGTTTATCTTTTCTTCACAAAAAATATAAAGAAAGAGTTCTAGGTAATGATCCTAGAATCGTATTGCCATTTGTTACATCAAATGGGGAATTGATTGGTATCTCAGGTCGTGCAATCAACGATTCACCTCTGAGATATTTAACCATGAGATTTCGGGATGATGTTCCACTCATCTTCAACATTGAAAAAGTGGACAAATCTAAAACTATCTATGTCACAGAGGGACCCATAGATAGTTTATTCCTACCTAATGCTATTGCTGTTGCAGGTAGTGATTTCAAAAAGATAGATGACAGCATAAAAGAGAATGCAATCCTCATTTATGACAACGAACCTAGAAACAAACAGATAATACAAAAGATCGAAGAAGTGATTGATCTTGGTTATTCTGTTTGTATTTGGAATGATAAGAGAATCAATGGTTGTAAAGATATTAACGATATGATTCAGAGTGGTCTAACCTCAGAAGAGGTTGTTGGGATTATTAACTCTTGTACTTATTCAGGTCTCTCTGCGAAACTTAAACTAAAGGAGTACAAGAAGATATGAATTCAGAATTACATGTAATCAAGTCAGATGGTTCAAAAGTTGATATTGATTTAGATAAGATTCATAGAATGGTAGAAAAGGCCTGTAAAGATATAACAGGTGTCAGTGAATCACTAGTTGAAATGAATAGTGGTTTACAATTCTATGATGGTATCACTACACAAGAGATACAAAAGATTCTAATCAAATCTGCAAGTGATCTTATATCACTAGAACACCCAAACTATCAGTTTGTGGCAGCTAGATTACTATTATTTGCAATTCAAAAACAAGTATTCAATACAAAATGGAAAGATTCAGAAATCTATCCGTCTCTCTATGAGATCATAGTCAGAAATATTGAATACGGTGTATATGACGATAATATTCTAAACTTATACACCAAAGAAGAGATCGATAAGATTGATTCTTACATAAAACATGGTAGAGATTTTGACTTTACATATGCAGGTCTACAACAAGTCGTAGACAAATATCTAGTACAAGATAGGTCAAGTAGTACAGTATTTGAGACACCTCAATTCATGTACATGTTAATTTCTATGACTCTTTTTGGACAATACAAAGAGAATAGACTAGAATATGTGAAGAGATATTATGATGCAATCTCTACATTCAAAATTAATATACCAACACCTATTATGTCAGGTGTTAGAACACCATTGAGACAGTTTGCATCTTGTGTTCTTGTAGACTCAGATGATACACTAGACTCAATCTTTAGTTCTGATATGGCAATAGGTCGTTATGTTGCTCAGAGAGCAGGAATTGGCATCAATGCAGGAAGAATACGAGGAATTGGAAGCAAAATTAGAGGTGGTGAAGTCCAACATACAGGTGTTATCCCTTTCCTTAAAAAATTTGAATCGACAGTTAGATGCTGTACGCAGAACGGTGTTCGAGGCGGAAGTGCTACTGTCCACTTCCCAATTTGGCACCAAGAAATTGAAGACATCATTGTCCTCAAAAACAACAAAGGGACAGAAGACAACAGAGTCAGAAAATTAGACTACTCAATACAATTATCAAAAATATTCTATGAAAGATTTCTTAAAAACGAAGATATTACATTATTTTCACCCCATGATGTGCCTGGCCTTTACGAGTCATTTGGAACCGAGGAGTTTGATGCACTCTATGAAAAGTACGAAAGAGCAACATCTATACCAAAGAAAAAAGTCAGTGCAAGAGAACTAATTACAGATTTACTCAAAGAGAGAGCAGAGACTGGACGAATCTATATTATGAATATAGATCACTGTAATAGTCATAGTAGTTTCCTAGACAAAGTGAACATGAGTAATCTTTGTCAGGAAATTACCTTGCCAACTGATCCAATCGATCACATTGATGGCGAAGGAGAGATTGCATTATGTATACTTTCTGCAATTAATGTGGGTATTGTGAAAGATGATGAAATGGAAAATCTTTGTGATCTTGCAGTCAGAGGATTAGAAGAATTGATTGATTATCAACAGTATCCTGTACCTGCCGCTGAGAGATCAACACTTGCAAGAAGATCATTAGGTATTGGTTACATTGGTCTTGCTCATTATCTTGCAAAACATAAATTAAAATATAGTGATCCTGAAGCATGGGTTCAAGTGCATCATTTAACAGAAAGTTTTCAATATCACCTATTAAAGGCATCAAATCAGATTGCAAAAGAAAAAGGTGCATGTGAGTATTTTAACAGAACAAAATACTTCAATGGTGAATTGCCTATAGATCATTATAAAAAAGAAGTTGATGAACTTGCGCCTGCAGTTTACCTATTAGATTGGGATTCTCTTAGAAAAGATATCTACAAATATGGATTAAGACACTCTACACTTTCTGCACAAATGCCAAGTGAATCATCAAGTGTTGTATCAAATGCAACAAATGGTATCGAACCACCAAGAGATTATTTATCAGTGAAAAAGTCAAAGAAAGGTACACTTAAACAAGTTGTGCCACAATATTCACATCTAAAAAATAACTATACATTATTGTGGGATATGCCTTCAAATGAGGGATATATAAATGTGGTTGCAGTAATGCAGAAGTTTTTTGATCAGGCGATATCAGGTAATTGGTCATACAATCCTGAGAATTATGAGAACAATGAAGTTCCTGTATCTGTAATGGCAAAAGACTTACTTACAACATATAAGTTAGGTTGGAAAACTTCTTACTATCAAAACACTATGGATGGTAAAACCGAAGATGTTGTAGAAGATTTATCAAGTGCAGCCAATGTAATGTCAAAATATGGAAAAGAAGAGGATGAATGTGAAGCATGTGCCATCTGATTTAGAGATTGAATACCTTGCAGATGAAATAGAAGAATATGGTGAAAGAGCAGGCCAAGTAAGACCTCATTATTGGTCTGGTAAAACCAATAAGTTGACAAAACAATTTATAGAAGATCGCTATATTGTATTGAGGGATTTCATACCAAAAGAAATCTTAACCATGACACTAGATTCATGGAGGGCAATTGAAAGTAATCAAGAATATCATGATATGTTCTTTCCAGAACCAGAACAAGAAATTACACACAACTCACCTGAAAATAGTCTGAGAAAATCAGAGGGTTGTTATTGTTTTCCACCTGCCATATCTTTACATCATTGGTTAAGAAATGCATTGAGAGAGGTTTTAGATTTACATCTAGGTGAAACATATTCTTATACAAGAAAATATGTAAGAGGGGCTTACTTGAAGGCTCATACAGATAGACCATCTTGTGAAATAAGTGTTACATTATGTTTAGACTATAAGACAGACGATAATACACCATGGAAAATATGGGTGCAAAATGATCAGAATTATATTGATAGAGTGGATGATCAACAAGGTATTTTTGAAGAGACACAGGCATTACCAGTAAGAAAAAGAACAGGTAAATGTGTATCATTAGAACCTGGTGATATACTTCTATATCAAGGACCAAACATACCTCACTGGAGAGATTATCTTCTTGGTGATTACAGTTATCACATGTTTTTACACTTTGTAAATTTAAAAGGAAATATGATAAACACAGAGATGGGTCAAGTGGCTTTAAGACATGATAATAATCCCAAGTATATTGCGAGCAGATTAGGAAGACATGTTTTATCGTATGATGGTAGAGAAAATAGATGGGATTGTTCAGGTAAAGAGACTCAAAAGAAAAGGGATATGCATAAATGGTATGAAGAGGTGTACATGCCAATATCAAACAAATCAGATATTGTAAATTGTTATAATCATATACATTTTAAAGAGAAGAAAGAGAAAAATTAATGACTGTATTTAATAAGAAAAACATAGATTTCACCAAACAAAAGATATTCTTTGGTGAAGCACTGAACACACAAAGATTTGACGAATTCAAATATCCTATATTCGACAAACTTACTCAAACACAATTAGGTTTCTTCTGGCGACCAGAAGAAGTCTCATTGCAAAAAGATCGTGCTGATTATCATCAACTTAACAATGCACAAAAACACATCTTTACTTCTAACTTACGATATCAAACATTGCTAGACTCAGTTCAAGGTAGAGCGCCATCCATAGCATTCTTACCTTTCGTGTCTTTACCTGAACTTGAGTCAGCAATTATCACATGGGACTTTATGGAGACTATTCATAGTCGTTCATACACACACATTATCAAAAATGTGTATGCAAACCCTAGTGATATATTTGATACTATCTTAGATGAACCTGCAATCGTAAAGAGAGCAGAAATGGTTACCGAAAAATATGATGAGTTCATTGAACTTGGGAGACGAAGACTCTTAGGTCTCAAAGTAGAAGATTACGACTTATACAAAGCATTGTATTTGGCATTGATCTCAGTTAATATACTAGAAGGCATTAGATTCTTCGTCTCATTTGCATGTAGTTTTGGTTTTGGTGAACTGAAACTAATGGAAGGCAGTGCAAAGATTATATCTTTCATTGCACGAGACGAATCTCAACATCTTGCTATATCACAACATATCCTCAAGTGTTACAAGAACCATGAGAACGATAAGTTGATGAACAAAGTAATGCAAGACTGCGAAAAAGAAGTTTACGAGTTATATGAGAACGCTGTTCAACAAGAAAAAGAATGGGCAGAGTTCTTGTTTAAAAACGGTTCAATGATTGGTCTATCAGTGCCATTGTTGAACAACTATATAGAATATATTTGTAATAAGAGACTCCGTGCAATAGGTCTTGATGCAATATATGATATATCATCAACAAATAATCCATTACCTTGGACACAACATTGGTTCAACAGTAAAGGGTTACAAAATGCACCACAAGAAACAGAAATAGAGTCGTATGTGATTGGTGGTATAAAACAAGATGTAACAGATGATACCTTCAAAGACTTCAAACTCTAGGACAATAAGAGAACACGCTAAATTACTAAAAATGAGTAGTAGGATTGGCCCTACTAATAATGTTCTCTATTTTGGTGATACTGTAGATGTTAGAATATGCCCAAAGAATGGTCTATCTACATTTACAAAACTATATCAAATGTTACATGACGATAGTGATATAGATCAGGCAGAGAAAAGATATATTGATATAGAACAACATGCAAGTCGTATCAATCCACCTTTTAGAGAAGATACAATTAAGATTGCAATTCGAAGAGATCCAGTAGAAAGGTATAAATCTGCGATAAGATATATACATAGAAACAGAGATAAACGATTTCATATTGATGAATTAGAAATATTAGATCCACATTTCTTTTCACAATCGTATTACCTGGGTCATTTAGATGACTATGATTTTGTTTTTCCATTATCAGAAATAAAGAATGCATTGTCTTTGATCTTTGATAATGTAGAACAGAATGTAATGAGTAGAGACGATATGTGTTTGATGTGGGAGAATAGGTCAGAGAATGACATAGAATTCACAAGTGAAGAACTAACCACTGTACAAGATAAGTACAGTATTGATTATATAAGAGGATGGTATTAATGATAGAAATATTTGGTAAAACTATGTGCCCTTTTTGTGATAAGGCAAAAGCATTATGTGAAGCTGGTGGGTACGAATACACATACAAACAATTAGATGTTGATTTTACTAGAGAAGAACTGTTTGAACAGTTTCCAGGCGCTAGAACATTCCCTCAAATTCGTGTAGACGGAGAGGCAATTGGTGGTTATGACGAATTGTGGAAATGGGATGTAAATCAAAAAGTTCTTAAAAATCAATAACATAGGGGTGGGTTGACAGTGGGTACACTTTTTTGATAGGATAAAGATAATGAGAAAGTATTATTTGTATTTACCAGAGAAAAAAGAACAAGGTGTCGATTCAGATCGTTGGATGCACTTGTTCTCTCAGATAGATAGAATGTATCAGGAAGTAAGAATATATACTGCAGGAGTTGACTTTCAAAAAGCAAAAGCAAAATACCCATTACCCTATGCAGTATTCATAGATCATGACCAAGAAGAAGGAAAGAAAAAATCTTTCGAAAACATGTGGAATATGATTATGATAGATAGTGGTAAAACAGACGAAGAATATAGACCAAAAAACTTAGAGGATATTAATGAAGATATTTAGATATTGGTGTGAAGAATGCCTGAACGAGTACGAAATTGAACCCATAAACGAACCAACAGAAGAGATAAAACCGAAAGTCTGTTCTATATGTGCATCTAAGATTGATGAATGGTATTGTGATGATGAAGACGATCTATAACGATAACATTCTAGTAGATTTTAAAGGTCGTATTGCAGAAAAGAAAAGAATAGAACAATACATCAAAGACACACTTAGGCACTTCATTCCACGCCTCAGGAGAGTGGTTTCCGTCAATATTATCGTTAGTAATACACTAGAAGACAATTGTTATGGTTGGTGTCTAGGAGATCGTAAGGAGATCGAAATAGAACTCGCCAGATCGTCTGGAAACGAATCCTTTGACTTGGATTACATGATGTTAAACTTAGCACATGAACTGATACATGCCAAACAATTTCTCTTAGGACAACTATCTCCCTGTCATTTCCGATGGAAAACTAAAGACTACGGAAATACTGCATATTCCAGAACACCTTGGGAACGAGAGGCCTACAAGAAGGAAGACTACATTTATGAGACTTTTTGGTTAGGAAAGGGTTGACAATAGGTATCAAAAAGTAGTACCATAATAGTATGAAAAAAGATGAGATAAAGAGAATATTCCTTGATATGGACGGCGTACTTGCCGATTTCATAGTTGGAACAAGTAAATTACTAGGGCAACCTATCACTCCAGATGATGCAGGTCATAAACTGTATGATGCTAGAAAAGAAGAGTTAACAAACAAGAGACTGTTTGGTAACTTACCGCCTATGCCAGATATGTACGATCTAGTTGCATATGTCAAACACACTGGTTTACCTACTGAGATTTTAACTGCTGCTGGCACTGTCAACAGAGAGTTAGTAGTACACGACAAAGTAGAGTGGATTAAAAAACATGTTGATCCAAGTTATGTTGTCACTTGTACTTACAAAGGTAGTCAAAAAGCGGCTTTCGCACAAAAAGGTTTTGTGTTGATTGACGACAGACAAAAGAACATTGATCTTTGGATCAAGGCAGGTGGTATTGGTATTTTACACACTAGTGCTGCTGATACTATTGAGAAACTTAAATTACTTAGAAAATGAATAACTAAATAACTTTATGAAAAAATTTACAGAATGGTTACGCTCCTTGTTTCGCAAGGAGTTTTTAATTACAGTCTACCGATCAGGTGATAGTTCACATGTATATAAGTCAGAATATACTGCACTTAAATTATTTGTAACAAAACCAAATCATTTAAAATTTCGTGATTTTGACGGCAAGATGATTGAACTTAGATCAGCTGTTGGTTTAGACTATAAAATAGAGGAATTATAATGCAACAGTTTTTTATTGCAATTATACTTGTATTAGGTCTCTCTACATGGTACTTATGGAATGACAGAACCACTCTTATTGAGAATAATGTCAAACTAGAGAATGCCGTTGCAACACAACAAAGAGCAATGGATGAAATGCGAGAGAACTTTGAGAGACAAGGTAGAGCATTGAATCAGTTGACTGCTAGAAATGCAGAAATTGAACAAGATATGAATAGATACTTAGATATCTTTCGTAGACATAATCTAAATCAACTTGCAGAGGCAAGACCTGGTTTAGTTGAAACAACATTAAATAATGGTACTAAAGAAGTATTTGAGGATATAGAAAATGACAGTAGAGAAATTAGTAATCTCAATCCTGGCAACAACCCTAATTAGTGGTTGTAATCTCCTGCCGACAAGAACTATTGAAGTAAAGTCTGAACCAATCAGATTAGATATTATACAACCTCAATTACCTAGAGAGATTAATCTTACTGAACCTCAATGGTATGTGGTATCAGAGGCACGAATCATCAATCGTTGCAATCAAATCACAAACGAAGATGGCACTACATCAAGACCAAGAACCTGTGATCAGGCAGATAGAGAATATCCAGATATGCCTGAGGGTTATACATACTTAGATAGATTCTTAGATGAAATGAAAAAACAGAATGGTGGTTCTGTAGTCTTTGTTGCAACAACAATAGGTGACTATCAAGTGATGTCAACCAATATGCAAGAACTCAGAAGATATATCAGAGAACTTGGTGAAGTGATTATATACTATCGTAATGTAACACTGCCTAACGGAGAGAAAGGAGTGGGTGTTGGTGTGAGAACAAATGACAACACCGACTAATTTCAAACCAGCAAGAGTAGATTTATTGCCTGTCTTTTCAACTCCTATGTTGAGAGGCATGCTTGATCTGGATCTAAATCCAATATTGCAGGATTGCAGAAACTTGGTAAATTTAGTCAGTTCTAAATTTCCAGAAGACAATAGCAGAAATTACACCACCTATTTTGATCCTAATATTCGTATGCAAATGTACGATATGCCATGGTTTAAAGAATTCTCAGATATAATGAAAGACACATATGCACAATACTGTTTCAATGTGTTTGGAAATGATATGACATATATTACTAGAAGAGATATTCATTTTTATGCTTGGGTAAGTGTATATCGTGGTCAACATCAACACGAAATACACAATCATGTCAATTCTCATGTATCAGGCACATGGTATTTAAAAACAGCAGAGAATACATCACCTATTAAGTTTCTAAATCCAAATCTCGCAGAGTTTTCACACAAAACACATCCAGAACCTTTTTCAGATGAGAATACACCAAATGTAGTATACACAGGTACGCCATATTCTCACAGTCATTTAGAAATATATCCTGTAGATAACGAGTTTCTCTTATGGCCGAGTTATCTCATGCATTCTGTACCACCACAATATATTGAACAAGACAATTACGAGAGAATATCTCTTTCATTTAACTTAAAACATAAAGACAACATTGATCATAATTGGTCAGAAAACAATCTACATTACGGATTTTTAAAAAATGGGTAAAAGTAAAGCATTTGATTTTGACGAACTATTTAAATTCAGCGGTAATTTTGAACCACAATATGATGGTCTTGTACTTACTATAGATAACTTCTATGAAAATCCAAATGAAATATATCGTTTTATAACAAAACGAGATTTTCCTTTATGGAAATATAATTCAGAACGAAATAGTAAAAATGGCATAGACTATAACGATTGTAGAATTACAGACAGTATTGCACACCCTACACGAAAATACTATGCAGATATGGATCGTGTATTACATGAGTGTAAAAAATATTGGCATAAAGGCGATTATAGTTGGAATAACATATACGAGTTTAACATATTTCAGACTAAAACTGTATTTGATAACAAACTGCAACATTATCCTCATATAGATTCTACATTTAACACACCAGATAGATTATCAGTGTTGAATATGTTAGTTTACTTAGATAAAGAGGAAAATGGTGGTACTGCAGTTTATGAAGGCGAATGGATTACAAATGACGAAAGATTTAATCTTTTATATCCTGTAGAAGACATATTTAAAATAGAACGAGTCATACCTGCTAAATTCAATCGTTGTGTTATATTTCCAGGCAATAGATTGCATGGTGCATATATAGATGATTACACAAAATACTCAGAAGATGGTTGGAGAATTAGTCAAGTGAGGTTTTTACATCCATGTTAGATCATATACAAATCGTATCTAAAGGGCTCGATAGAGATACCTGTCATTTAATTATGAGAAAATTCTTTCATGCAAAAATGACTGAGGTTACATTATCAAATTATGTTGCGACACCAGTAAATGTTGAAGAAGAAGATAGATTAAAATATTTTGATGTGTATGGTAGATTGTGTTATTCAATTGGTCCATCTAATAAAGACTTCACTTCTATTATAGATTTTATAGATTATTTGTTGCCTAAGTCAGACGATTTTGCAAGAATATCTTATATGCAGATCATACAATATCCTGTAGATACATTTATAGGGTTCCATAAAGATATTGCAGAAGAAGACTCAGGTACAGCAATCTTCTTTTTAAATGATGATTTTGAGGGTGGTAAACTTATCGTAGATAATATTATAGTTACACCATCACAAGGTACGATGGTTGCATTTAACAACTCTACACAAAGATGGCATGGAACTGAACCTGTCTATAAGGGTGATAGATTTGTACTTGCACTTTGGTTTGACCGTGGAAGTCCAGAAGATTTTGATGAATTTCATGCAGAAGATGATATGTCATCCCAAAAGCTCGAACCACAGGATATTCCACAAACATATAAAATAAATGAGTGATTCATTTTATTACAAATGTGAAGTTTGTAGAGAAATGTTTCCAGTCGTAGAATTAAAGTATCATACACCTGAAACTGAAACACCAGTTGTTGTTTTTTGTAGTGCAGAGTGTAGTTTTAAACATCATATAAATAAACAACAACAGGAGAAAGATTATGAGTCCAGTGAAATTCGGTAAATCGCATGTCAATGTCAATCGTGAAACTAAAAAGAAATCAATGGTTCACGATTACATGAAAACCAAGACTAACGAACAACTGATCGAAGCATACAACAGTTTAAATACTTTACCAAAAAAGAAACAAAAGATCAGAGTAGAACTAGAAAGAAGAAATAAAATAGGTAAATCAAATATAGTCTTTACAGACAAAGAAATAACAGCAGATGTAGTATAACGGCTATTATGAGACCTTGCCAAGGTTTAGATCCGAGTTCGATTCTCGGCATCTGCTCCATTTCGGAGGATTAATTCAGTGGGACTGGACACCGCCTTGAAAGCGGTTGGAACCGAAAGGTTTGGGGATCGAGACCTCAGTCCTCCGCCATTTAGAGAGGTAGAATACACTAGTCTCTAAAACTATTCTTTTATAAATACTATTATGCCAAATTTATATAAAGAAAGAGAATGTCCTAATTGTGGTACTACAAAAAGAATGCATCCTTCACAAGAATATTGCAGTCAGACTTGTGTGGCACAAGCAAAAAGAGACGAGAAGATAAAACTGTGGTTAGATGGTGGTGATGTTCAAACCACACGAGGAAAAACTGCAACAGCACATTGGATAAGAGATTACTTATTAGAACAATCTGATCACAAATGTTCAAAGTGTGGATGGGGTGAGACGAATACTTTCACAGGAAAGATACCACTTGAACTTGAACACATAGATGGTGACTTCACCAACAATAGACCTGAAAACTTAGAAATTTTATGTCCGAACTGTCATTCTTTGACTTCAACATATAAAGGTGCCAATAAAAAAGGTCGACCTAGATCAAAATATTACAGAGGCACATAAATATTCATATGACATTTAATCAAGTAAGAGAAAAGTTGATCAGTGGTAAACACACTATTCGGTACAAATCACTTACAACTGAAGGAAAAGAACACGAGATAGTCGGTTCATTATTAAATGTCAATGTCTTTCAATCAGAATCAGATAAGATTCTAGTATTCTCACCAACAGAAAATCGTTGGTTAGATATCGAAGTTTCTACCATTATTAGTGTAGAACCTGTATAAATAACAATTATGATCAACACAACATTAGACATGGGTAGTTCGGCATGCTCACTAAATTCACAAAGATTCTCTTTGCCATGTATATTGGTTGGTCAATTGCGGCTGATATAATTCTAGTATCTGGTCTCATCTACTATTTCTTTTTTCTATAAATACCTTGTATGATAGTATGTTCATGTGCTGTCATTAATGACACCATTTGCAAAGATATGCTGAAAGACATGTCAGTGAATGATTTTTGCAAAATTTCAGGCGCAGGTTACACTTGTGGTTCCTGCATTCCCACATTAGTTACAATCAAACAAGGAGTTTCTTATGGAAATAATAAAGCCTCGAGCAAAACGAATGATGAAATCAGAAATAGCAAGACAAAAAAGAAAGCAATTGAAGACACTCAAACGAGGTTTGCAGGAACGACTGTTTGCACATTTCCGTAGACTACGAAGAAAAAACACTAAATAACTATGTGACAATTAAATGACAATTGAAACAAGTAAGTGACAACACTGAAAATGTAATAAAGTTATTGAACGCCACACAACAGAGGAGATTAAAATGCATAGTATCGCATCATGGTCTGCCAATGTAGGGCACGCTTTCATTCGCAGATTCAAACAATTCGACAAGTTGATGAAGATGAACAGATTTCACAAAGTCTGCAATAAATTTCTAAAATAAGTCTTGACAAAAACCCATGTGAACCATATAATGGACACATGGGTTATCTCAATCTTAATTCAAGTATTCGCTATGGTCCTCATGGCAAAAAAAGAAAAACCAATGCATTTAAAAAATGCAAAAAAATAGAATTTGAATTTAAACCACACAGACCAGATTTATATAATGAATTACTAGAAGATCAGAAAAAATTATATCAATCTTTGGAGTCTAAATATGGTGATCTTTCTCATATGAGAAGAAAAGAACCACAGGTTTATACAGGTGAGCGTAAATTATTGGGAATCGCCACTATGCATAAATCAAATATGGTTCCAGTCTTTGCAGAAGATAAAAATTATGCAAAAGATTTAGCTCGCATGAGAAGATAAATAAATAAATAAAATATATTATTTTATGGAGTAAATAATGGAAGCATCACACCAACTTGATTTGAATATATTTCTTCTAAAGCCAGGTTCTAATCCCATAGACACCGAAAAAGTTAATATCATTCAGATGTTGTTACACAAACACCGAGTCGCACACTTAATACCGCATTTACATGTTCATGTGTATTGTTATACAGATGACCCTACAGGTATTGAGACTGATTTCGGTATAAAAATATTACCTCTTACATTAAGAGATAATATTACCAATCCAGATTTCTATTTACTAGATATATTGGATGATGAACGATTTGAGAAAGCCCAAAACTGTTTTCTCGATCTTAACTTGTTGCCTTTAGAATTGTGTCAAACAGATATTATTACTGCTTGTCCACAAAAAGGTGAGGCACATGAGTTACCCACATACATTACGCTTGATGCAGAAACTAAATTAAAAATTGTCGATGGCAATTTACCATTTCTGTATATGACGAATGATTGGTGGTTAGACGAACCCAAAAACTCAACACATATGTTGAAATGGTACGGCAGTGAAATTCGTTCTTTGAAAACAAAATTCTTAGAAAGTCCTGAACTTGCACAATTAACTTCTTTTGCAGAGTTTATTGATACACACTTTAAAGGGTTTATCTATAATCCTAAATTAGGTTTTGTTGCACCGTTTGCTATTAACGATCAACAAACCAACGAAGACTTTACAGAGTCAGTATGGGATCCTAAGATTCGTGTCTTTTTCCCTACATTGTTTGATGGCATAGGTGGTGATCCAGATGATAAATTCGTCTATTACGACCATGAATGGAAAACCATTAATCGTCATGTTAAATTCTTTGTCGTACAAGGTGAAGAATCACCAAATAGGGATCTATTCCTTAGATCATGGGTCATATAATACCCAAAGACTTCCATGAAGACTACGCTGAATTCCTGACACCACAAGAGTGTCAGGAGATCAGCACTATTATATTAAATTCAGAACAAGAAGTATTAAATATTGATAATCATGAGAATTATGATTATTATACTGGTACAACAAAACAATTTAATGTCTATAACTGGTTAAATCATCCAGAAATACAACAATATAATATACACGAAAGATTATTATCTTTACCTATGTTAGAGAGTGTTAATTATATTATGGTGCAGTGTTGGGCAAATATATTAAGATTTAAAGAAAATATAGGAGAACATGCTCATACTGAATTAGAGTTTGATGTTTCTAGAAACTTTTATGCCTGCAATCTGTTTATCTCAGGTAATACAAACACCACTACATGGTATGAAGACACAGGATACACACCAAACGCCATAGGAACTCTCTCCTGTGTATCGGCCTTTTTACGACACAAAGTACCTACACATCTTTATACAACCCCTAGAATATCAATGGCCTTCGATATCTACACGAATCCTCATACATTTCATCAATTAAATAATGAACCGAACCGATTTACTTTCTACGAGAGAAATAACGGTTGACGATATACACACGAATATAAGCAAATACCGTCATAAACATGGTCGAATAGGTTGCGATCCAGAACGAATCCCTAACTCCCCATAAATCTAATAATATATACAATACTCCTATTTGCAAAGGGTAATTAATAATTAAACCAGAAAACACTACGCCGATAGTCCGCTGATGTATTTCTCTTGACCGACTACCCATACCAACCTACTAATGATATTCTTTTACCACTTTTCACACAACCGACTCTATGTTTATACCATGAGGGAAACATCAGAATATCGCCACGCCCCATAGACACACTTACGGCGCTTCCGTGCTCATTGATATACGAGAACTCACCGCCTACAAAATCATTAGGATCGCATAATAATACAGATACCGATATTTGCCGATGCCTTTTTCGTATAATATCCGTATGCCAATCATAGAAATGACCCTCAGTATATTCAGTATATTGATAAGGTTCAGGCGCCACCGACAACCCATAAGGGTTATTCATCACCACCTCTTGTAACCGACTATGAAACGATAAAGGTACATCCCGCCATTGTACACCACACGACACCGAGTTCCGAACTCTAAAATCCACCGATTCATTCTCAATACGAGACCTTTCGACCAAAGGCGAAGCAAATTCTATAATAGAATCACAATCCGATACAGAAAAGACATTAGAATAACTATGTACCACACACCCATTATAACCATAACCATTAATCCTGTCTATCCACTTTTCCAAACATTTATCAAAGACACTGTACGCATTTCCGAAGACTTGTTAGCATATTCGTGACCGTGATGCATAGAAGGATAGAAGTAGTAACCACAATTGTGTTTCCATGGTATTTCAATAGGATTCTCTGTATTCCGATCATAGAATATTGTACCGTTACCTGATTCACCAATGTAGATAATACATGAGAGTAACTTGTTTTTATCATAATGTAAAGGATATGACATGCCTAGTGGTGTAAAAGAAAGTCTATGAGAATTAATACCACTATGTTTACCATAGAGAAAGTCTATAAGAGCATATGCAGAGGAGTCTCTATAAGGTAATGCAAACTTATTCTCTGCATGACATTGATCGATAGTAATCGATTGTATGTACGAGAGTTCTTCCTCTGTATAGAAATCCTCTAGGAGATAGACTTCCGCATGATTCTCAGAGAGAAAAGTAGGTGTCGTATTATATTTCCGAGACATAGAATTATATAGGATTCTAGGGGTTGACAATAGGTCTCACATTTTGTTAGGATGGTATAGTAGGAATACAAAGGAGAAAAAAATGAGTAAAAGTAGAAAAAGAAGAGAATTAAATGGTAAAGACAACTTTACATTCAGCATGTTCTCAGGTACCATGAGTGTTTCGATGGATAGTCAATCCTCGAAGGTATTTTCACCTATGGTCAACAAGAAATGGAATGCTAAAGTGAATAAAGCTGCTGCTGAGAGAGATTGGTCAGAATTGATCGCAGAAGCAACTAAGTCTACCATCGCATTTCGAAATAGATTCTACGCTTAATAATATAATTCCAAGCGTGAATTAACGACAAGGAATATATTGTGTGAGGAAGTGTGCGAAAGTGTGATAAAATATTGATACCTGCATGGTTAGCGTGCATAGTGAATATTTGTGTGTTTGTTGAGTATGTTCAGAGATACAAACACGATTTTTGGCGTGGGGTCAACCACCTCTGGAACCCCTATGGCCTCTATGTCTCCTGAGAGCACCCTCCGAGCACGCACGGTTAGTACTTCCAGAGAACCGCAGAGATCCACTCTGAAATTGGGTCTGAGGTACGCAAAATTCTCTGAAGGGTACGCATAAAAAGCTTGACAATGGACCCCACTTTTTGATACACTTATAGTATGTTAAGTATAAGTGATTTTAATAAAGATGAGTATCCCTTTGACTCTGCCGTTAGAGTAGTCTCTGGTTACGGTGACGGTGATCTTCTAAAGGGAATGAAAGCAATCAGAGAAATCTATTTGAATGGTGATGAGGACACAGAAGATGCCTATCATATAGAGTTCAACTGTTATAATGCAGTATTTAAACCAATGT